CAGCGAATTTAAAACCACTCCGGGGCAGTCCCTTCAGTGGACAACGGAACCGCGCACCTATACTGCCGAAGAGTACCTGTCAAACCCGCCGCCTGCAGGGGGCTTTGCAGCGGGAGGGGCGAATGAACGCCTGCGCCAGCGGCAGGCAGAAATCCGATTTGGGCTGCAGACAGGACGAATTCAGCCAGATGAAATCGTTTATGAGGGTAACGTCAGGTCTAGGCAAATGGTTGACGACCCCACAGTAGGATCTGTCACAAGTATCACCGGGACCAGCCCGGTTGAGGGCTTTAGCGGATTTAATGACGCTTTCTATGACACTCGCCGTCAGGCGTTTATGGACTTCGCCAGCCCGCAGCTCACGTTCCAGAACGACGAGGCCAAGAACAAGCTGGACTTCGCCCTGGCTGATGCGGGCACCCTGCAGTCGAGCATTGCCGCAAAGCAAAAGAGCGACCTTCTGCGTAACCGCGACATTGCCGAGCAGCAGATCATTGGTGAGGCAGATCAGGTTGCGTCCGATAGCCGGGCTGATGTTGAGAACACGCGGGCAAACCTTGTTGCCCAGCTTCAATCAACGGCAGACCCCTCCAGCGCGGTAAACAGCGCCCTTCGTGGACATGCCCGCCTGTCACAGCCCAGCGCGTTTAAGCCGATTGGAGACATCTTCCAGAATGTCGGCACGAGCATTGGGCAAATCAACAACAACCGGGCGGCCACAAACCGCTCGCCGGTTTCCTTTGAAAGCCTCTTCTCAGGATCTGGCGATAGCTCACGGGTGGTCAGCTAATGTGTACCGGTGCAGAGATCGCCCTGATTGCCATGAGTGTTGCTGGAACCGGGGCAAACATGCTCCAGCAGCGCAGCGCTCAAAAAGAACAGGAGCGCCTTCAGGCGCAGGCAAACCTGACGCAGATGAATGAAATGAAGGACCAGCGCAAAGAAGAGCAGCGCACAAACGACATCTTTCAGGAAAACCAGCAGAACACGGCCGACGAGCTGAGCGCAGACAAGCGTGGTGAGCTTGAGGGCCAGAACAAGGAGCGGTTCTCTAATGTGTCGTCTTCCGGCATGGATCTGGCTTCGTTTGTGCCCACCGGCACATCGGCCGCACCGAAGATCGTGCAAGAAGAATTTGGCAAGAAGCTGGGCGAAACAAAGGACTTTAGTCAGGGGCAGGCGGATGCGCTTGGCCGGCTAAACGCCTTTGGCGATACGCTATTCAACATTGGTCAGGGCACGGCCCGCAGCAATGAGGACATCGCCAACATCAACTCGCACCGCAACCGCTCTGCCGGGATTGCGCAAAATCAATCAAACAGCCTCAACCAAGCGGCCGCCAACGTCACGCCGAACACGGCGTTCGGTGATGCCCTGCTGGCCGGGGCGACAATCGCTGGCGGAATTCGTGGCCCCGAAAACTTTGGTCAGACAGCAACTGGCGCAGTGCCGGTCCCTGTCCGTGTGCCGGGCCGCTCTCGCAACCTTGCACCGGGACTACTGCCATAATGCCTGACGGATACGCATACGGTGATAAGCACTTTGGACGTGCTGTAAACACTCTGGCTTCAGCTTTCGCTGGCCCAGACGCTAATGATGTCTCTCGTGATCTTTTGCGTCAGGCTCAGATGCGTGAGCTTAACAGCCGCTCTGCGCAGGCAGAGGCCGATCTGGAGCGTGAGGACCGCGCCGGCGCCCTAATGGGCGCAGCTTTCTCAAACGCACAGCTTGCCGTCCCAAACACCGGCCCCTCCTTTGAAGAGATCCGCGCCTTGGAAGAGCAAGGGTATTCTGATGCTGCTGACTTTCAGCCAGGCGGACGGATTGATGACGCCATTGCCAACCGGCTTGTGCGCCGTGAGCTTAATAGCCGCTCAGGCGGTTTGGCCCGAGTGTTTGCCGAGCAAGGGGAATTCGCACGCATGAATGCCATTCCGTTCTTGGATGACGGCATGCGGATGAATATGGCTCTGGCAGACGGTCAGAGTTTGGATCAGAACAACGCCTTTAGCATCGCCGGTCAGGATCGTATTGCCGGGCGCAATTCGGCATTGGACATCAAAGAGGCATTGGCGGTACAGGGGCTTCAGAACGCCGGCGCGCTGGAGCGCGCCAACGTAGACAATGCGGCCGCTTTGGCACGACAGCTTGCGGAGCCGGTTGAGGTATCAGCCGGGGCAACGGCGTTCCTGCCGCCGGGGGGCAGTCTTGCATCCACCTTTGGCGCGGACACCCTTGACGGCCGCACGACGAAAACTATTGCCGAAGGGGAAACGCTGGAGGGCATGCCGGAGGATCAGCGCCGGGCCGCCCTGTCTTCGTCCAGCGGCAAGCCCTTGGAGGTCACGGTAGAGGATATTGACGCAATCCGGTCTGCGGCCCTCATGGCGGCGGGATCAGAAACTGGCGACATTTCAGGCCTGAACGCAACCCCGCAGCAAGTGTTCCAAGCCGATCAGGCTCTGGCGAAGGTCTATCAAGAAACCAACAACGACGCACTGGCGGCAAAGGCATGGCTTCAGGCTATGGACAGGCTGCTGGACCCCAGCCTTAGCAGCGGATACACCATGCCCAATGGACAGCACATCCCAGAGGGAACGGTCTTTGAAAACAATGGTGCTGTCTGGAAGATCGTAGGCGGCCAGCCCACGGAGGTTTCAGGTGGCGGTATTTGATCCCAACCAGCCGATCATCCCTATCAAGACAGCACAGCAACCAGCCCCTCAAGGCGGCGCTGTGTTTGATCCGTCACAGCCCATCACCCCGATAGCCGCACCGCCCGCGCCGGAGGCGCCGGGATTGCTTGAGCGCGCTTCACAGCTGGGCACTGACACATCACGAATTCTTGCCGGTGGCGTGATTGACGGGGCACAGAACCTGTATGACAGGCTTGTTGTTGACCCCCTCGAAGTTGCGACATATCCCATCGCCAACGCCTTTGGCCCAGAGGCAGAGGCTACGCATCGCCGCATTGCTGAACAGCAGCGCGGCGGCCTTCGTCGCGGGCTTGAGGGCCTGCCAATAGCAAAGCGCAACCTGATTGATCGCCCAGAAGGTCTTATTCAGGACATGGCGCGCGAAGTCGTCCCCATCGCAATCGGATCAATAGCTGGCCCGGCCGGTATTGAGGCTCAGCTGGCAACGCGCACCCCGCAGGGGGCTGCTGTTGGAACGAACCTTGCTGAGACTATTATCCGCAACCCGACAACGCAGGCAGAGATCGGCGGCATTATTGGCGACATGATGGCGTCAGAGGCTGGCGAGCAGAACCTTTCCAACCTTGCCGAGGCTGGCCTGCAAAAAATTGGGGTTGATACGCAGCTGCCAACGGCTGTGCGTCCCGGCGATAGTGGCATGCTGTCTGCCGCAAAGACGGCCCTTGGTGAAGGCCCTGTTGTCAGCACGATTGTTAACAGGGTTCTTGAGGGGATTGGTGCGCTTGCCCACAGGGCGCCGAAGCATGTTCAGAAGCCTGTCCCAGATCAGGCTGCCGCCCAGGCCGTCGATCAGGGGGCGGATCAAGTTACGCATGAGACTGTTTCCGATATGGTGCGCGGCCTTGTGCATGACGGTGACGAGGCTGTCCTTTCTGTGCTGAAGGCCAACAACATCAACCCGGAAGACGCCGTTACAGACGCGGATTTGCTGGCAAAGATTGTGGACCGCGTAAGCGCCCGGGTGGCCGAGGACGCAGAGCGTGCGGCCTTCCCTGATGTGGCCCCGCCGACCAACAAAGAAAACCGCCGGCGTCAGGAAGAAGAGTTCGGCGTGGAACAAGGCCAGATCGACCCCGCCGCACAGGCCCGCGTCAACCGTGAGCCGAAGGCACTGCCGGATGTCATCGAGGCCGGCCAGAAGCGTGGCGACCAGACCCTTATCTCAGATCGTGGGCTGACCCCCGGCGATCAGGCTGGCTTTGATAAAAATGCCGGCGCCCTCAATCGTGATGCCAAGATGGCGCTTCTTGACCGGTACGGTCATGTGCCGGAAAGCGTGGACCAGCAGCGCCGCCTGTATCAGAAAATGCAGGACGAGGAAATCCGTCAGGGCGACAACCTTGAGGCCATGTCTGTTCTGAACACGGGCGGTGACGGTCCCACCAATGCGGCGTCACGCCCGCAGGCCAGTGCCACACGCGGTTCCCCTGATGATGTTGTCGCCACCGGTATCGGTGATCGTCCGTTCAAGGCTGACTTTGAGGACGGGCGCAGTTCGGTTGACCGCACCATCCTGACCAATCGCGCCTACACCAAGGCGACAAAGGACTTCGACGCGGCGATGGCGGATCTGGAGCGCCGCTGGGCGGAGCGTGAGCGCGCCCGTAAGGCTGGCGAGCAAAGCCAGCGTGAGCGTGCAGAGAGTGCCCGGGCCGAGGACCGGTACAAGGATGCAAAGGGATCTTTTAACAACAAGCCCAAGGGCTTTGATGAAGGGGGTGATTACGAGGTAGATGAATTCGGTTTTGTCCGGTCAGAGCGCGGCGGCCCCATTATCTTTGGCGACCAGAAGCAGGCCGGTAAATGGATCTTGCGCGAAGCCAACAAGAACGCCAAGCGACAGGTTTTTGATATTCACAACCACCCGTCAGGCAAGGGCTTCACGGTTAAGGTGCGACATATGCGCGAGGCGGCAAGCGATGCTGCCGATGATGCCGCCACCGCGGCGAAGACAGAGCCGGCCAGCGGCGAGCCGTTGCAGCTGGAAGGCCCAGCCCGGGCTGAGCCAGAAGTGAAGGCCCAGCCCGAGAAGGTTGTGGAAGAGCCGGCGGCACCGAAAGCCGAAGCTGAACCGGATCTTCGTGATCCTGTGACGCGAGAGGCATATCCGTCCCTCGATGACGCCCTGGCTGGCCGGAAGTTTGCCAACAAGAAGGTTGAGGCCGCCACCGTAAAGGCGCGCGCGGCTGCTCCGCAGGAGCTTCAGGGGCGCGTATTGCGCCAGATCAACCGCATGGAAGACAGGGTTGCCAACATGGGCTTCTCAGGAGCCGCTGATGTCAGGAAGGCTCTGCGCGATCTTGACTATGAGTACGGCACAAAGAAGCTGGACGATGAATATTACCGCCGCCGGCAGCCACTAGAGACTGCCAGCGCGGCCGCGTACCGGGCCAATGCCTTCCGCGCGACCTATGATGATCTTGTTGTGCATATGGACAAGAAGGCCCGCGGCCTGAAATCTTTTGATAAAGCTGCATACGACAAGATGAAAAATCAGCTTGACGATATGATGGATGACGACCTGAAGAAGGGGTTCAAGGAAACTGCAACGGAGGCGCAGGCTGATGTGCGTGCTGCCGCCAAGCAAAAGGCTCCCAAGCCAGATAACATTATTGACTTTGCCATTGACCGCGGGGGGATTACTGACCCTGACGGGCGCTTCAGCGCTAAGGGCTTGGACAGCATTCACCAAGGCAACCGTGGGCGGCTGGTTAGCAAGAGCGGCATGGACCCTGACAAGCTGCGTGAGGCGGCCGTTGAGGCTGGCTATCTTCGTGAAGACGCTGACATTGATGATCTGTATGATGCAATTTTGGCGACAGACGCCGGCAACCCGGTCTATGCTGATCGGGATCAGGGGATGGCGGAGGCCTTCAGCGCCCGGCGCGGGGCCGAGGAAGAGGCCGCCCAGCTGGATACCCTTATCGAAGAGCTGCGTGAAACAGCTCGTCGTGACGGCATGGAGCTGTATGACAGCGTTCTGGACGATGCAGCCCGCAAGATGATGCTTGATGACGACCTTTCCCCGGGCCGGGCCATTGACAAAGCGATGTGGGATCATGCCCAGCGCAAGATGGAAGAAAAGCAGTCTTACAAGAAAGAAGAGGTTGACGATGAAGAAATCCCGTTCCCTGAAGTTGGAGCCGCCCGAAAATCCCGAGATGCTGGAGAAGGCCCGAAAGGATCTGATCAAGCTGGCGAACAAGGAGAAGCTGCCAGCGGACAGCGAGGAAAGAATGCTGATCAAGGCGATGGGCCAGCGGTTGAAAAAACGGAAATAGGTGATCAGACCGTCCTGAAGGGGGCGGAGAAGATCAGCGACAAAGAGCTTGCTGAACGCAAGATGCAGGGCAAGAAGGGCACGGACAAGGCCCAGAAAGACGCGGACGAAGGCCTGTTTGATACCGGCGCCCGCGACCAGACGGACCTGATGGATGGCCTGGCGCACGTCAGTAAAAACCGCTTCAGCGCCAACCCAATGTTTGACCCGGCAATCTGGAAGGCCGTGCTTGGGCCGCTTTGGGGCGCAAGCTCGAAGGGGCTGGACAAGTGGCTGAACCATGTCTCTTTTGTCATGGACACGGTGCGCGGTATGAACGCCAAGAAATCCGGCGAGAGTGCCCTGAAGGGCTTTGGCCGCTCCTTGTTCCTGACGGTGGATGGTAACTTCCGCTCCCTTGCCCACACCTACAACAGCAAGACGATCAATGAAATTGCTGACATGTTTCATGCCACCGCCGGGCATGGAGACAGTGCTGGACGCACCTACGACGAAGCGACCCGCAAGCGCATTGTCAGTAAGGCGAACAAGGTTGAGAAGATCCTGCAGATGCTTCCTAAGCGAGACAAGGCAACGCTGAAGCGCCTTGTCCAGCTGGTGCAATCACCCCGATCCATACAGCCCGGTACGCCCATTGGTAAGGCCGCACTGGAGCTACAGGCGCTGCTGAAGACAGAGCTGAAGTATCTGCGCGAAGCCGGTGTCGATATTGGCGAAGTGCGCGATGGCTATTTCCCTCGTGAGATTGATGTTCTTAAGGTGTCTATTGATCCCAAGGGGTTCCGTGATGCTGCGGTCCGCGCCTATCGCCGCATTGGCATGGATCTTAAAGAGGCCCGCGAAGCGGCCGATGCTTGGTCGCACAACCTACTGCTGGACGGCAACCCAAATTCAAACCTTGATTTTGCAGAGGTCGGTGGGGCGCCCGGAGGGGATTTCACCAAGGGGCGCGTGCTGGACAAGTCTGCCGACAAGATCTTGGGCGAGTTTCTGATCACGGACCCCAGCGATGTTTTGGCCACATACTTCCATCGCTCCACCCGCAAGGCAGAGTGGACCCGCCGGATGGGTGCCAAGCTGGAGCATTGGGACACGCTGAAGGACAGCATGCGCGCCGAAGGCGTGGATGAAGTTGGCATTGAGGCCGTCATTAAGAACATTCAGTCCGCGGCTGGGATTAAGCCGTCAGGGATGTCTCAGAAGCTGCGCAATTCATTGGGCTGGGCGCGGACCATGAACACGCTTGGCCTGCTGGAGCGGGCAACCCTTACGTCAATCTCAGAAATGGCAATGCCGGCTATTCGATCAGGCAACATCATGAACCTGATGAAGGCCGTACACTTCACGGCACGGGATTTGTTGGGCGGCAAAAGCGGCATGGATATGCGCGAGATTGCCGAGGATCTGGGACTGATCGTCAGCTCACATAACGAAAGCATGATGGCCGCCCGCTATGCCGGGCTGGAGCCTGAGACAAAGGCACAGTCCGTGGTGATGGACCAATACTTCCGCCGTACCGGGCTGGAGCAATACACAGCGGCGACCCGTGTTGCGTCCACCGGGATTGGGCAGACCTTTATCCGGCGGCTGGCACTGGATGTTGCTGGCAATGGCAGCCGGGCCAAGAGTAGCCGCCTATTCCTGAAGGAGCTTGGCATCCCCGACAACAAGATCGACCAGTTTGCTGGGTGGGTGAAAAACCAGAGCGGCGGCATGCCTACTCTGGATGTGTTGCGCAGCGGCGATGAAATGGCCGAAGCATACCGCACTGGCCTGACCCGGTTTGTAGACCAGACCATCATGGACCCGTCAGCCACGACCCGCCCGGGGTGGGCGTCACACCCGGTTGGCTCGCTCGTCTTCCAGATCCAGGCCTTCATCTGGGCATTCCAGAAGAATGTTGTGAACCGTGGCGCCCGGCTGGGTGCAGAAGCAATCACTGGCAAGGGGTATGGCGTGGCAGATCGGGCCACAATGCTGGCCCCGGCAGCCATGTTGCCGACACTGGCAATGATCCAATACGCCATTGGCGATGCTCGTGATGAATTGTTTGCCAACCCGGAGTGGCTTGACAAGCAAACGCGATGGGACCGCACCAAGACGGCGATCAGCCGTTCTGGGCTGCTGGGTGTCCTTGATCCCCTGATCAACATGGCAACCGGCGTGCGGTACAACCGATCCACCGCTGAAACGGTTGCCGGGCCGCTTATCGGGCGCGTGACCAATGCGGTTGATGACTTCATTAAGCTGGGCGTGCGCAACAGCGAAAACACAGACACTGCTGAGAAGAACGTATCTGAGGCCATTTATGACCTGGTGGTGGAGCCGAGCGCAAACCTTGCCCTGACGCTTGTGCCGGGCAAGGGGCTGTCAGGCGTGGTTGGGGCTGGCGCCACCCAGCTGATCGGCACACACGCGGCCAAGGACAAGCTCACCGACCCCATGTCTGGGTTTATGATGGATCTGTTAGATGGAAAGCCTGCCAAGAAGAAGTCTTCTCGCGGCCGCAGTCGCAGCCGCAAGCGCAGTCGCTCTAGCCGGTAATAGACAAGGTGTTGTACTTCCTGTATTCTTGACTAAATCTGTCAACAGTTACGACACCCCAATGAACACTCCACGCGGCATCAGAAACAACAACCCCGGAAATATCCGGCACTCCAAAGCCGATTGGCTTGGGGCAACGGAATATCAGAAGGATGAAAGTTTCGTTCAGTTCAAAGAGCCTGTGTGGGGGCTTCGTGCCCTAATGCGGACACTGGTGACATACTTCCGCACCCACGAGCTGAGAACCATTGAGAAGATCATCAATCGCTGGGCGCCGCCGGAAGAAAACCTGACAGCCAGTTACGTTTGGGGTGTTGCGCGTGACATGAATGTGCCTCACCGGAAGGAGCTGGAGCTTGATCGGGCCACCCTGATCCTTTTGGCCCAGGCCATCACAAAGCACGAGAACGGCGCACCACCGCCAGACAACCCCGAAGCGTATTGGTATCCGTACCATCTATATAATGAGGCGTCGAAGATGGCGCTTCCTGACCCAACCGCCTGAAAGGAAAATCTGATGGCTGACAAGAAAAAGAACCTCCCCGCAATTATCGGCGTAGTCGCCGGTGTTGCCGTTACCGCCGCCGTGTCGTTCACCGACATCGGCAAGGAAACCATTTACAGCTGGGCGGCACCGGTATGCACAAGCGTACTCGAAGCATCTGCCCCATCTGAGCCTGTAGACCCGGCTGAATAATGCCAGATTGGATCATCTGGGCAATCATTGGCGCAGCAGTCTTGATAGCCATTGCGGCCCTCAAGATGTTTGCGCTTGAGGCCGAGGGCAAGGGGGCTGCCGAAGAGGCGGCCAAGGCAGCGCAGCGAAGGAGCAACCGCCGTGAGGAAATGGACAAGGTTAAGCCCGATACTGATGCTGAGCTTATTGACCGCCTGCGGGACGGGGGCTTCTGAATACGCCCCACCCCGGCTGGAGCATTACAGCCAAGCGTATCAGAACAAGCTGGCTGACGAGCTGGAGGCAATGCCCCCAGCCTGTGATAGGCAAGATCCTGTGTATGGGTGTAGCGCAGCTCGACGCGCTGTGAAGGATTACGGTGAAATAAGGAAACAAATCAGAGCCGGCGATTGACAAATCGTAGATCAAATCGTGGGCAGGCGGCCGAGCATCTTGTGTGTTTTCAGCTTCTGTCGTGGGGATACAAGGCCCACATAGCCGCCGGCAACATGTATTTATATGACATCGTTTGTGATACTGGCGAACACCTTCTCCGCATTCAGGTGAAGTCCTGCAAGACAGCCAGATACCGGTCCAGCAACAAACGCCGGTCCTATCAGTTTCACGCCACCAACGGGAGGGCGGCGCGTTACAAAGAGGGCGCCCTAGATATAATGGCCTATGTCGCACTCGACATAGGCCAGATTATTTTCAGGGCTGGGGTGCCAGACAAGGGCACAGTCCGCTTTTCTCAGGAGCATATGCTGGGCGCTAACAGCCGGCTGGATTTTGAGCTTTGCTTGTCAAACATTTTGCCCCAAACATGCCCCAAACATGCCCCGGTTTAGCTTTTGCTGATATAACGACACCGCGTAAGTGCTTGATTTTATGGTGCTGCCGCGCGGAATTGAACCGCGGACCTCTCCCTTACCAAGATAGTTTTTGTCAACACATACGACACCCATGTATGTTTGTTTTTCAATGGTTTGTGTTTTTGGGTTCGTTGATTTTATCGTTGTTTTGTTGACAGGTGTGGTCAGAAAAGATGCCCCGCGGGGCATAAATGCCCCGTTTATGCCCCGGTCACAAACCGCAACAAAATACACCAGAACAATCTAAATTGTCATGTCTACCGTGTCTCTAAGGTGGTGCGGCGAGTGGTGCAGATATGTGCTTAGAGCGGTCTGCAGGGAGATCCCCATGACCCCGGCGATCTTCCACATTTCCTTGCCGTCGATGGCGGCCCACGTTCCCCATGTGTGGCGCATGGTGTGCGGCGTTACATCGTCCATGTCCAGCTTCTTAGCCAGGCGGACAAACTGCTGCCTGATGCAGCCGGGGTGGTCCAGAACATAATCGCTGTTTTTCATTCGCTGGCCCCGCCATACCTCAAGCTCCGCATAGAGCTGGTCGCTGATCGGCACAATGGGCCGGCGCTTCTTGGTGCGCTTGCGGCCGGGCGGGTTCAGATCTATGCGCCGATGCTCCATGTCTACCTGTGACCATTTAAGCTCCTGTAGCGCGGTCCTGCGGGACGCTGTATGCAGCGCAAGGAAGATGAAGCGGTACAGGCGTGTGACGCGCTTAGTGCGCCCGTGGGCCTTCCCAGAGGCCGCCAGCAGCTTGCGCGCCTCGTCCTTGGTCAGCCAGCGATCCTTTGGGTCCGGCTTGACCGGTAGCGGAATATACGGCACATCGTCCTTGGATATGCGCTTATACTTGGCGGCATGGTTGATGGCGGCCACGAGGACACCCAGCTCACGGCGTATTGTACCATCGCCAGATCGGCGCCCCAGAACGCCAGCGCGCCTTAGCTGGTTGTACTTCAGCACATGGTCCGGCCCTATCTCTTGCGGGCGCAGCGCGCCGAAGTGATGGCGCAGCTTGACCAGACAATATTTTGCCGTGCCCTTTGATGACAGGTTCTGGTTGACATGCTCTTCCTCGTAATCGTCAAGGATAATGCCAACCGTCAGGCTGCCGGGGGCGTCCTTGTCCAGCCGCGCCTTTAGTGTGATGAAATGAACGAGGATAGCTTCAGCTCGTTCACGATCTTTCGTGCGTGTTGACTTGCGTCGAGATCTTGGCTCGCCGTCTGGGCCTTTCTCTGTCCAGCAGATCTCATAGATCCCGCCGTCTTTCTTTCTGATATATGCAACTGACATCCGAACCTCTTTATTTTAAGAACATCTTTCAGGCTCAGCTTAACCGCTTTGCCAACTTTCACTTCGTCAATTTTGCCGATTGATCGTAGCCTGTCGATGCTACGTGTCGATATTTGCAACATTTCTGCCGCACGCTTGCGCGATACCCATGTCATGTGGCCTTCCTATTCTGTGAGTATTGAAATTACTCTGGCTGCTATCGCCGCTTCGACGCGCTTGTTAATGCGCAGAAAGACATGCCGATCATCACCGTCTATCTGGATCATTTCTATTGCGTGGCCGTCATTGTCGGCGGCCTGCGATGTCGCGCTTAGCACGTCATCCAGGTCAACATTCAGCGCCCGAACAATCTTATAGAAGTTCTGAAAGCGGGGCTTACGCTTGCCGCTTATGTAGTACGAAATAAGATCACGCGAGATATTGGACTTGCGAGATACCTGTGACTGATTGTAGCCAGATGTCATCACCATGCGACGAATTATCCGCGCGCAGTCTTCCGTGGGAAGCTCGTCCCACGCTTCAGCATATGGGATGTTCTCTTTAGCAATCGGTTCTGCTGATGTAGCCATTTTCAAGGTGCCCTTTTTTTATGCACATGTTACCAACCTACACTTTGTCGGGGGTAAGGCAAGCAAAAATACCTACAATTTGTCGTTTTTTGGGGTTGCGCAACCGACACATCGTCGGTACTGTTGACAATGTTGACCAACAACACCAACAGAAACGAAACTCATGATCACCTTTGACGTACATAAACTTGTAAAGGATATGGGCGGACGCTCCGCCCTGATGCACGGCTTGAACAAAAACAAGCTCACGCAAAACGTAACCCTGAAGACAATCGACAAGTGGCATGAGCGCGGCATTGTTCCAATGCAGCGGTTCATGGACATCTTTGTTCTCTTCAGCTTGGAGCATAACAAAGACCTGAGCTTCAAAGACTATCTAACTACCCGGCCCTCAGACCAACAGGGCTAATCCCCACAAAACCAACAGAGGAAACCCTCATGAACGAACCCGCGACGGTTATTGATGATCCGTACAAAAACATCCCCGTAGCAGACCTTTATAGGCTGCTCCGTGTTGAAGAAGAGCGCGCCACCGAGGCGGCCGCCTGCAAGAAGGGCATTATTGACGAGCTGTATCGCCGTTACCAAGCCCCGCTCAACGAAGCGTATTCCCGCAAGGGAGTGCCGGAAGGATCTGTCACTCTCGACATTGGCGATGGGCTGAGACTGAAGGCGGATCGCAAGAAGGCCGTCAAATGGGATACGGCAAAACTTATGGACGCAATGAGGACGCTGCCATGGGATCAGGCCCAGCAAGTCTTTAAGATCACGGTAGCTGTACCGGAAAAAAATTACAGCTCAATGGCATCCCTCAACCCTGACCTGTATCAGGCTGTCACAGCGGCCCGGACAACAGAGGTTCGCCCCGCAACCATTAAAATCGAAGAAGTGGAATAGCACATTGGCCTTGATTACAACCGCAGATCAGCGTATGGCAAAGCGTCCAAAAGTCAATATCGCACTTTTTGGACCCCCCGGCGCTGGCAAAACCTTCCAGGCCGGGACGCTGCCTGAAGACGACACGCTGTTTGTTGATCTTGAGGCTGGCATGCTCTCAATCGAGGGCTGGAAAGGCGACAGCATCAACATTCGTGAAAAATCGAATGAGCTTGGCTGTCATCCGTGGGAGCTGGCCCGCGGCATTGCCTGCTTGCTGGCTGGCCCTGATCCATCAGTGCCCGATGACAACCCATACAGCCGCTTTATGTATGAGCGCTACGCCGAGAACATTTGCCACCCAGACGATCTGGCAAAATACAGCACGATCTTCGTTGATAGCATCACGGTTGCCAGCCGCATGGCGTTTAGCTGGGCAAAGAAGCAGCCGGAAGCCTTCAGCGAAAAGACAGGGAAACCAGACAACCGTGGCGCCTATGGCACGCTTGGTCAGGAAATGGTCACATGGCTGACCCAGCTGCAACATATTCCTGAGAAGAGTATCGTTGTGGTTGGAATTCTTGAAAACATTGTGGACGAATTTAAACGGTCCACATGGCAGCCCCAGATTGAAGGTAGCAAGGCAGGACGTGAGCTGCCCGGGATCTTTGATCAGGTCATCACTCTGACGCTGTTTGATGTTGACCAGCACACACAAGAATTAGTGTTTGCCCCCGAAGCCGGCAAGCATCGTGTCATGGTGTGTCACCAGAACAATGGCTTCGGCCTTCCGGCAAAAGATCGCTCCACCAAGCTGGACAATCTGGAGCCGCCCAACCTTTACGCCCTGATGCAAAAGATCGCGTCAGGATCACGGCAAAATCAGGCTGTGCTGGGAATGCCTGATGCAACGCCACAACAACCCCAGCAACAAGCGGTGGCTCAGACACCTGAGACACAAACAGAAACGGCCTAATCGGCCACGACCAACTAACCAACAGAAGGAATTAAAGCTATGGACTTTTCAGGAGGTCATCAAAAAGACGGCTTCGGCATGATCCCCAACGGGCAGCTTGCTCACGGGCGGTTTGTGGTCGAAGACGCAGCCAAGGCCAGCCAAGCTGGCGGCCAGTACATCAAGGGCTATGTCCAGCTTGAGGGCAACGCCAAGTATGACGGACAGCGTGTCTATACCAACATCATGGACCCGTACTTTGAAGGCAATAGCGAGAAGGCCCGCGACATGGGCTTGGCCGCTATCTGCAAAATCCTTGAAACAGGGAACAACGCAGGCCCATCCAACCCCGCTGGCTATAACATCGACAACTACATGCAGCTCAGCGGTATGCGTGTTGCGGTGAAGATCAAGATTGTCCCGCCCAAGGACGGCTTTAGCGAGAAGAACGAGATTGCCGATTGGCTGTCTCCGAACCCGGAAAGCCACTCCAACAAGGACTACGTGAAGCTCACGTCTGGCATCGACAACGTGTCTGCCGTTGCTCAGCAGGGCGCTGCCCCTCAAGGCGGTGCGTTTGCTCAGCCGGCCGCAGCTCCTGCGCCAGCAGCTCAGGCCGCCGGTCCTTTTCCGCAGGGGCAGCAGCCGGCCCCGGCACAACAGGCGGCGCCTGCGCAGAATGCGGGGTTATCTTCCCCCCAGATGGCGTCTGCGCCGACTGCATCCCCTTCTAACCAGCCCGCAGGCGGTGCGCCTGGCTGGCTGGCTACCTGATTAAAGTGGGGGCGCTTATTGTGGCGCCCCCATTCCACCACCATTAGAGGTTCAGAAAATTGGAAACAAAAGAAAAACATTTAGAGTGCCTTATTTTGTCCGCGATTGGGCAAGACCGGGAGGCCGCCGCATTCGCTCGCCTGACATTGCGCAATCGTTATGGCGTGAACATTGTCACAGCCGATCAGGCACGGGAGGCTGTCAATGCAGCTGCGTGATCGTCAGGTAAAGTTTAAGGACAAGTCCCTAAAGGCGCTGAAGGAAAAGGGCAACACCCTTGGCATCGCCCCAACCGGTGCAGGCAAGACGGTTATGCTGTCAGCCATTGCCGGGGATGACAGCTATCGGGACGCACGGCGTCTGGTGCTTCAGCACCGTGACGAGCTGGTGGCCCAGAACGAGACAACATACAAACAGGTCAACCCCAAGGGCGGAAGGACCAGCCGGTATGACGCACGGGTAAAGGATTGGAGCGGAAGCGCCGTCTTTGCGATGGTTCCAACGCTGGCCCGCAGCCTCGATAAGATGGAGCCGATGGATCTGATCGTCATTGACGAAGCACACCATTGCGCTGCCGGATCTTATCTTCGCCTTGTGGACCAAGCAAAAAAGCTAAACCCGGATGTGCATATCCTTGGGGTTACAGCCACACCCAACCGCGGTGACAAGAAGTCCCTGCAGCCAACCTTTGATAATGTCTCTGATCAAATCACCCTTGGCGAGCTGATCAAGGCGGGACATCTGGTGAAGCCCCGCACCTTTGTCGTAGACATCGGGGTGCGCGGCGAGCTGGAGGGCGTGAAGCGCCGGGCGGCTGACTTTGATATGGATGAAGTCGCCAAGATCATGGATAAGTCCGTCCTGAATGACAAGATCGTGGAAGAGTGGGAGCGGCTGGCCGGCAACAGGCAGACGGTTGTTTTCTGTAGCACGGTTGAACATGCAAACCATGTTTGCGAGGCGTTCAATAGCAAGGGCATTGTTGCTGCGGTTATCTCTGGCGATATGGGCAAGGCCGAGCGGCGAAAGACGCTGGAGGCATATGACCGTCAAGAAATACAGGTGCTTCTAAACTGCATGGTCCTGACCGAGGGGTGGGATAACCAGCCAACCAGCTGTGTAATTCTCCTGCGCCCGTCCAGCTTCAAGTCCACGATGATCCAGATGATCGGCCGCGGGCTGCGTAAGGTAAACCCAGAGCGCTATCCGGGGGTGGTAAAGGACAACTGCATTGTGCTGGACTTCGGCACAAGCCTGCTCATGCACGATGGCCTGGAAGAAATGGCCGACATCAACGCTCAAGGCACCATCGACTGCCCAGAGTGTGACGCAACCCTGCCCGCCGGTTCGTATGAGTGTGCCATTTGCGGCCACGAATTCCCCCGCGAAGAGGCAGAGACAAAAGACTGCCCTGTTTGCCACCTTGAACACCCCATCAATGCGTCATCATGCCGTGGGTGTGGGTATCTGTTCGTCGAAACCGGCGAGAAGGAGGTTCTTAAAGACATCGTTCTGACCGAGATTGACGTGATGAACGATAGCCCCTTTCGCTGGGAACCGATGTTCGGCGGCGTGGTAATGGTGGCGGCAGCGTTCGATGTCTGGGCCATGGTCGTAAACTATAATGGCCGATGGCATGCTGTTGGCAGGCAAGAGGGGCGTCATGTTGCCCACATTGCTGACTGTAATGACAGATTGTTGGCACTATCTACCGCTGATGACTACATGCGTATGTATGCCGATCAGGACGCCGGCAGTAAAACCCGTCGATGGATCAGTCTGGCCCCTACCCTCAAGCAAATAAAGATGCTGGAAAACTCGCCATACCCGCTCGCCAAGGGAGACACCCGCTATCGGGCTGCGTGCTTTATGACGTGGCGATTTAACGAAAAGGCAATCCAGAGAAAGCTGCTTCAGGTGTGCGGCAAGGCGGCGTGATGGCGAAGCCATGCGGACATTATTGCTGTGTTTGCGGGCGAGCGGCAAATCTTGGGCTTACCAGCCAAAGACACGGCCAGAAGGAAACCAAATGGTACTGCCCTGACCACTGGTGGGATCTGCCAGAAGCGATGGACGGTAATTACAGAAGAATTTTAGACGCAGGAGAAGACGATGGATTTCAGCAGGACAAGTAACAAGATCGCAGACACGACAGATCTATCAGATGCGTTCGCGCAGCTGCTGGACAAAACAATCGCAGAACATGCCGAGGCCGAGTATGCCAAGGGGCGCGGATCTGGTGTGGGCGAGGTTGCCAAGAAGCGTATCGGTGCCGGGTATATCGGGACCGAGTGTACCCGTGAGCTGGCCTATCGCTTTCACAAATACCAGAAGGAGCCGTTTGACCCAGAGCGCGGATTTGTCAATCCCGGCGAGCTGAACCGTCATGCTCAGGTCGGCCACTGGACCGAAGAGAAAATGACCGAGTGGATGCAGATGTCCGGGTTTAATCTGGCTGTCCAGCGCGAGAACGGGCGTCAATTTAATTTCCTGACAGCGCACGACCCAGAAAGCGGTCAGGCCCAGCTGGCCGGTGAAGTCGATGGCGTGATCAGCGCCCCCTTCCCCGCAAAGGTGCAGCCATACATCCCGGCCGACTGTGATGTAATGCTTTGGGAAAGCAAGAAGGCCACGGCCAAGAAATACAACAAATTTAAAAAGGAGGGCGTGAAGAAGGCCGGAGCCGTTTACTACGCCCAGATGCAAACATGTATGGCCTACATGAACGTGAAGTATTGCCTCTTCACAATGATGAACATGGACAACATGAAGATCTATCCAGAGATCGTGGCATTCGACGCCAGCGCCGCACAGGAGCTGACCGATCGCGCTGTTCGCGTGATCCGCTCAGACAACCCTCAAGAGTTTCCGCGCATTGCCCGGGAAGAAACGGATTTCCGCTGCCGGTTTTGTGATTATTGGAACCAGTGCTGGGCGGATACGAGACAAGTAACGGCAGCGCCGCATGGCGATGTCATGTCAAAGCCCGCCTGGATGGAGTGAGTGATGTGTGAATGTAACAAAGCGAACATTGGTAGGGGTATTGCTTGGCTAGGCTTCTGGATTTTTCTAGGTCTTTGTGAGATCGCAAAATATATGTAAAGGAAAGACGATGAACGATGAAGAAATCAAGAAGCTGAAGGCGCTGGTGGCACCGAAGAAATACGATGGTGACGTGTGCCGTGGAAGCGTGTTTCTTGATACAGGCTGCGGCCACTGCGAGCGCTGCATGGACACCATGCGCCTGTACTCCGAAGCCCGCCCCGCAATCACCGACCTGATCGCCGCGCTTGAGGCTGAGAGGGAGAAGAACGAGAGGTTGCGCAGGCTGTCCGATGCTGTTGCCAGTGCGGAGCCTTACAGCGAAGACATAAACGGACTTATCGCCGTAGCGCAGACTATGCAAAAGGATGAACCATGACTGACCTAACACCAGAAGAAATCACCGAGGCGCTGGAACTGGCGCGGCAATACGATGTTATGGCTACATATTCGCAGCCATACAAGATGCAACAGCATAGCCTACAGAACAAGCTACAGAACATGGCCCGCGCCCTGCTGTACTACACCACGCCAAGGCCGATTGAGAACTACCACGAAGATATGGGCGATGTTGTTTGCTGGGAAACTCCTGTAGTGGAGGCTCCTTCAGTAACAAGCCCGCTTGCAAGCGACTTCCCCGCCAAGACAACAAAGTTTACCC